AAATGTGCTGAAAGCTATGGCAAAGTACAATGGCGTTGACGAAGACGAGGCCACAGACTATGAGTTTAAAAGCTCTTATGCAGCCTGAGTCGTTCTGGCAGTGCTGTTTTATCTACTTACAGCAGCGGTTTTCTGGTAAAGCGCAATATCCTGTGCGAATGGAAGACAGTGCTTTTGACTGGAGCAGTTGCATTGACACCGATGCTGCTTACAGATGACATGTTGCAGAAGAAAGGATTTTTATGATGACGGCATTTGAAGAAATCTGCTTCTGGCTGATGGCGGCGATGCCGTGGATCATGCTTGCATGCTTGTTCACAGACCGAGAACGACTGACAAACAAGCGGTACTGGTGGTATTTGCCTCCTAGTATTCTGTCGCTTTTGACGGCTATTGCGGTCGGGCTTCCACAAATTATTGATAAGTGGTTCGGCGGATTTGGCTGTTGGTGTACTCTGATTTTTACATTTATATGCGCTTACCATGACGAAATGGAAGGCCATAAGAACCTGCATAGTAAGTTGATTTGCCTCTCTATGATCTGCACGGTATTCGCCATGATCTGCTGGTGCTTGAGCTGCTTATGAAGACCTATACTGAACTTTGTCAGTATGCAACGTTTGAAGACCGCTTCCACTATTTGCAACTGCACGGTACGGTTGGATACGACACCTTTGGCTTTGATCGGTGGCTAAATCAGAGTTTTTACCAGTCAAGAGAGTGGCGGCAGTTCCGGGACAGGATCATTGTGCGGGACGCTGGGTGCGACCTTGCGTGCAAAGATCACGAGATCACCGACTGGGTGATACGAAACGGCAAACCCATCCGGCCGCGCATTATTATTCATCATCTGAACCCGCTGACGAAAGAGGACGTGCTCCAGCACACGGACGCACTGCTGGACCCGGAAAATGTGATCTGTGTGAGTGATCGGACCCACAAGGCCATCCACTATGGAGATGATGCAATCCTGAAGCCGGTGTATACAGAACGAAGACCGGGCGACACCTGCCCATGGAGGAAATGACATGTACCCTGTACGAAAATTCAATGTTGCGGAAGCGGCATACAGCACAAACCTGCGGCTGAAGATGCAGGAGGCAGAAGGAATGGTGCGGCGTATTGCACCAAGTCGGGAACGCAGTCTGGCACTGACAAAGCTGGACGAGGCATTGTTCTGGGCAAATGCAGCCATTGCAGCCAGGGCGTGATGGATCACGAGGAATAATAAAAGGAGGAAAACAAAATGAAAACGATGCAATGCTGAACCGCGCAAAGCAGCTGGTGGTGGACTACTTTAACGCTCACGTGGACGTGACCGACGGCAAGAAGCTGACGATGGAGGACGTGTTCATCGTATGGTTCAGCAAAACCCTGCAGAATTGGAAGGCGTTGGTGAGTACCACCGTGTCTGACGGTATGTACTACGAGATCACCCACGACGGCGATAAGGGCGAGACCTATCTGGACGCCTACAAGAAGTGGGACAACCAGTGCATTGTAGACTGAGGTGATCGGAAATGGACAGTATCCTTACCTCGGTGAAGAAACTCCTTGGACTTACCGAGGAGTATACGGCGTTTGATGCAGACCTTATTATGCACATCAACAGCGTGCTGATGATCCTGCGGCAGATGGGTGTTGGGCCTCAGGAGGGCTTTGGCATCAGCGATGCAACGGCAACATGGAGCGAGTTTTGCCAGAACAGGGCAGACATTGAAGCGGTAAAGAGCTATACGGCGCTGAAGGTGAAGATGCTGTTTGACCCGCCGCAGAGTTCCAGCACGATGGAAGCGACCAAAAACCTTATCAGCGAACTGGAATGGCGGCTGTATGCCGAGTGCGACAGGGAGGAGAAACAATGCGGATGCTGAAGTTTGCCGTGGAAGGGCAGCAGCTGGCAAAGCGCGGTGATTTTGCCGGCGTGACAGCCGGAAGCAAAGGCTATCTGCGCTGCCACTTTGAGCAGAGTGACCCGGAGTGGCTTATGGCCAAGAAAATTGCTGTGTTCAATGACGAATATGCGGTGACTGTGAGCGCGGAAGGTGAGTGCGCCGTACCCGACGAGGTGACGGACGGAAAAAGCTTTAAGGTGTATCTTGCTGGCCAGAATGGCAAGACGCGGATGATGACAAACAAGGTACTGATCGAGCAGGTGAAGTGACATGGTGGATTTGGACAAGCAGTTTGCAGCAATGGCAGATGTGAGCGAAGAAGATACCGCTTACGATTTTGTGATCGATGAAGACCTGCGAGTGATCGCTGTGCCAGAACGCGGTGTGGTGCTGGGCGTTGAGGGAGATAAAGACGCGAACCGCATCCGATTTAGAATGAACAAAACATGGCGCGGATACGATATGTCGAAGTTTGACCTGCGCATCAACTACCAGAATGCAAACGGTGACAAAAACTATTACACGGTGACGAGCAAACACACTGAAGGCAATGCGGTGGTGTTTGACTGGATTGTGGCGGCGGATGCTGTAGCGTATCAGGGCGATGTGTTCTTTATTGTGGTGGGCCTTATTACCACTGGCGGAATGGTGAACTGTGCGTTCCACACGACGCTTGGCAAGGCAAAATGCCTGGAAGGCCTGGTGGTAGACACAAAAACTGATATTCCTGAGATCCGGGACTTTATGGCGACGCTGAAGGCGGAAGTGGAGGCATACGGACAGACCTTTGCGAATGCCGCTGCCGCCAGTGCAAAGGCAGCAAAGGCCAGCGAAACAACTGCTGCCAGTTCGGCCAGTGCGGCAAAGACCTCGGAGACAAACTCCGTGACCAGTGCGAAGGTCGCAAAAACGAGTGAAACGAATGCCAGCACCAGCGCAAGCGCAGCAAAGACTAGTGAAACGAATGCCAGCACCAGCGCCGCCAGTGCTCAGGCCAACGCAAAGAAAGCCGAAGCGGCGCGAGATGATGCCAATACCAGCAAAACCGCAGCTGCTAACAGTGCAGCAGCCGCAAAAAAAGATGCCCAGACAGCATCCAGCGCGGCCAGCACTGCCACAGGTGCAGCCAGCGCTGCCAGCACCAGCGCAAGCGCTGCCAAGACCAGCGAGACCAATGCGGGCACAAGCGCATCCAATGCGAAGGGCAGCGAAACAAAATCCGGTGAATACCTGCAGGCCACAAAGGAATATTTCGAGCAGGTGCGCACCATTACGCTGGGCGCGCAGGGCTGGTATGAGACCTCAGACGCCCTGACTGCTGCGGTGCCCGTGGGTGAAAACGGCTGGTGGGCTGTGGTGGGCACCACGGACAGCATCTGGGTATGGGACCGCGACACCAATGCCTGGCGTGACAGCATGGTGACGGTAAACATGAGCGACTACTACACCCGCACGCAGGTGGATAAAAAGCTGACTGACAAAGCAAACAAGACCGCCGATGACCTGAACACGATGATCAACGCGCTGACCACCGATGCTTCGACCCCTACTGATGCGGACTACTATGTGAGCCAGTACGTTGGCGGCGGCACCAGCACCACCTTCCACCGCAGGCCCATGAGTATGCTGTGGGCGTACATCAAGAGCAAGGCGGAAAGCGTATTTGCGGCCAAGAATCACGCGCACAGCTACGCGGGTTCTGCATCTGCAGGCGGCAGTGCTACCAGCGCTGTAAAACTTGACACTGCGATGGCGGGCAGTGCGCGAAACCGGTATATATCATCGGCGGCAAGCCGGTGGCCTGCACTCACTCGCTGGACAAGGATGTACCGGCCAACGCCGTTTTTACTGACCACACTTACGCCAACATGACCGCCGCCACGACAGCGCGGCTGGCAAAGCGGGCCTTGTGCCTGCACCCGCAGCCGGTGCACAGGGTAAATTTTTGCGCGGGGATGGGACGTGGCAGGCCATTGCGTCCAGCGGCCTGTCTGCCTACCCCGTGGGCAGTATTTTTCAAACAGTTAGCACTACCAGTCCCGCCGAACTGTTCGGCGGTACATGGCAGGAGATTGCATTTAACCGCGTGCTGATGGGTGCTGGCACAGGCTACACAGCGGGAAGCACGGTGGAGGCCGGACTGCCGAACATCACAGGCAGCTTTACAACAAAATCAACAGACGTAGGCGGGTCTCCCTTTAGTGGTGATGCTAACGTACTTTCCGCTAAGGGTTCTCTGGCTTTTAGTGAAAAGAGCACTAGTTATGGCGGTTACACTGGACATTCTGGAAGCCAATATAATATTCAATTTGATGCTTCTCGCTCGAATCCTATCTACGGCCGCAGCTATACCGTGCAGCCCGCCGCATACTATGTGCACATCTGGAAGCGCGTGGCATGAGAAAGGAGGATTTGAACGATGATCCCTGTGACATTTGACACTGTGGCAACATTGCAGTTTGGCAGTGAGGGTCACCCGACCAGTCTGCACTTTGCCATCCCGGAAGAGTGGAAAACCTGCAAAATCAGACTCCACCTGCGGCGCAGCGACGGTAGCTTTGTGCCCCCGATGCAGCTGGACGAAAATGGATGCGTAAAAGTAAACCGCAGTGACTCCGGCAAGACCGGCGGACAGTGGATGCTGTCGGCTGAAAGTCCTGACGGAAAAGTATCTTACTCGCGAATCGGCAAATATGTGACCCCCATGGAGGTGACACAATGAAGATCCTTGACGAGACCGGCGCGGTCGTGGAAAACCCGGACCTGACGCTGGGCTACCTGACCACCAGCACCGAAGAGATCACCCACCCCGCCGTAGAGGGCGTGGAGGAGCAGTGGCACTGGGAGACAGTGACCGAGTATCCGAACGGTGGCAAGGACGTGCAGAAGATCGTTGACCGCCCCGGCGTAAAGGCGCAGGAGGAATGGGTGGAACAGGTGCCGGTGCAGAGATACATCCGCTACACCGCCGAAGAGCTGGCCGCGCAGGAAGAAGAGCGCAAAAAGGCCGAAGCCCGGAAGAAGCTGCCGGACACGGTGGCGGCATTGCATGCTGCTCTGGCAGACGCGGACGCACTGAACGTTGACCAGGACTATCGCCTGACTCTTTTGGAGCTGGGCGTGACCGATGACGAAACAACTGAAAGCGCATAAACAGAAAGGAAGGAATACTATGGCACTTTATAACACTTGCAAACGCATGATCGAGCGCGGTCAGACCGCTGGTATGGCAAAGAAGCTGGACATCTTCTACGCTGCCAACAAGCTGACCGATGAACAGTACGCAGAACTGACCGAGATGCTGAACGAGAAGGACAGCGCGGAAAAAGCCGATCAATAAAAACAGGAGCTGAAAAATCAAAATGGCACTCTCGAACACGGCAACGCCGATCTACTACGGCCGGTTCCGGGAGGCCGTGATGCGCGGGGAGATCCCCGTTTGCAGAGAAATCAGCATGGAGATGAACCGGATCGACGACCTGATCGCAAACCCGGGCATCTACTATGACGATAAGGCCATCAACGGCTTTATCGCGTTCTGCGAGGACGAGCTGACCCTGACCGACGGCGGCGATGTGAAGATGCTGGACAGCTTTAAGCTGTGGGCAGAACAGATCTTTGGCTGGTACTACTTTGTGGAGCGGAGCGTGTATGTGCCGAACCCCCACGGGGCAGGCGGACACTACGAGACCAAGCGCATCAAAAAGCGTCTGGTAACGAAGCAGTACCTTATTATCACACGTTCGGCCGCAAAGACCATGTACCTGGAATTTTTGCAGGCGTACTTTATGACCGCCAACACGAACACCACCCAGCAGCTGACCACAGCGCCTACTATGAAGCAGGCCGATGAAGTGCTGGCACCCTTCCGCACCGCATTGGCGCGGGCAAAAGGGCCGGTGCTGAAGTTCATGACCGATGGCAGCCTGCAGAACACCACCGGCGCGAAAGCAGACCGCGTGAAGATGGCAAGCACGAAGAAAGGCATTGAGAACTTTGTGACCAACAGCCTTTTGGAAGTGCGCCCCATGACCATCGAAAAACTGCAGGGCCGGCGCGACACGGTGGCTACCGTGGACGAATGGCTAAGCTGTGACATCCGGGAAGATCCCATTGGTGCCATTGAGCAGGGCGCGGCGAAAAACGAGAACTACCTGATCGTTGCGGCAAGCAGCGAGGGCACGGTGCGTAACGGATGCGGCGACGACATCAAAATGGAGTTGCTGAGCATCCTGAAGGGGGAGTACGTAAACCCACATGTCTCTATCTGGT